CGATTGCTCTGGACACTCCCCAATATCGTGCAGCTTCGACTGCTCAGTATGTTTTTGTGGAAGATGCTCCGGACGTTGTGTATGAAGTGGAACAGACTACTGGTGGTTCTGCCTACACTTATCTGCTGGCCGATGTTGGTCTGAATGCTGATGCTTACTACGGTGGCACTGGTTCGACGACTACAGGTACGTCGGCGGTTTCGCTGGATATGTCCACAAAGGCTACTACGGCTACTCTGCAATTCAAGATTCTTGGCACAGTCCAAAGAGTTGACAATAGCTGCGTCTCTGGTACTGACACTGCTGTTCACGTTTTAGCTAAGATCAATGCGGCCTCGCTGGGCGCTGGTCAAGCTGGTCAGTAATTAAAGGAGAATGAATAATGGCTATTAATACCTCTAGTTTTGCCAAGGCCCTTTGGCCAGGAGTTAATTCCTGGTACGGGGCTTCGTATTCTGAGTACAACACAGAATGGGATAAACTGTTCGATCAGGAAAAGAGCCGTAAGGCTTTTGAAGAAGTTGTCGGTCAATCTGGTTTTGGTCTTTTCTCGACCAAGACTGAAGGTGGGTCGATCACGTATGACAATGCTCGTCAAGGTTTCACGACTCGGTTCAACCATGTTGTGTATGCTTCTGGCTTCATCATCACCCGTGAAATGGTGGAAGATGATCTGTATGACGTGATCGGTAAGCGTAAGGCTTCGGCCCTGGCTTATGCCGCTCGTCAGACAAAGGAAGTCATCGGCGCTAACGTGTATAACCGTGCGTTTAACACATCCTACACTGGCGGCGATGGTTCTACTCTTCTGGCCGGGGCAGCTGGTGGTTCCTCGAATCACCCGAACATCGCCGGCGGCACCTGGACTAATACTCCGTCGGTGGCGCTGGACCTGTCGGAAGCGGCTCTGGAACAAGCTACGATTGACATCGCTGGCTTCCAGGATGATCGTGGTCTGCTCATCAAGGTGATGCCGACTTCGCTGATTATCCCGCGTCAACTGGTGTTCGAAGCGAAGCGTATCCTGGGTTCGGATCTGCGTGTTGGTACTACCAATAACGATCTGAACGCTCTGAAGGAAATGGGTCTGATCCCGAAGGTTATCACTAACCACTTCTTGACCGACAATGATGCCTGGTTCATCCGGACTGACATCAAGGACGGTATGAAGTATTTCGAGCGTCGTGCTGATGAATTCAACATGGACGAGGACTTCGAGACTGAGAACGCTAAGTACAAGGCGACGATGCGGTTTAGCTTCGGCTGGGCTGATCCTCGTGGTCTGTATGGCTCTCCGGGTGCCTAATTAAAGCTGGCCCCTTAACCGGGGCCTCTTTTACTTTTAACTTTAAAGGAATAAAATGGCTTTAATTTTTACAGACCCGAATTCGTCTGGACCGTTTGCAGATTTCCAGGTCAAGAATACTCAGACAAAAGTCTTCAAGCTTACTAATGCAAATTTTAGCACCTCTGGTGTTAATACTTTGGTTGGTGCCTTGCCGGCAGACGCTTCTATTCTGAATATGGCCTTATGGGTCAAAACACAGTTGGCCGGTGGCTCTGTTAGTGCTGCAACAATCAGTGTTGGTTCTGCTTCTGCTGGTACTCAGTTCATTAATGCTAACACTGCTGCTTTTAATACTGCAGGTGTTAGAACTAGTCTGAGCCCTATTACTGGTATTATGCAAGCGTATAATATCCCTTATACAACTGGTGATATTCAAGTTTGGGTGAACGGTACTGCAACTACTGGTAACCCCACTTCTGGTGAAATGTATTTGGAAATTAGTTACGTTAGATAAGATAGGGCGGTTTATCCGCCTTATCCTTTAATACTCTTAATGGATGGGAAGGGTTAGGAAATGAGTGAAAACGTTTTTGTTAAATCTGGGAGAGTTTTAGATATTCTTCCAGCAGTCGGTGTTACTACTAATGTGACAGGTAATTGGTATTTTAAAGACGCTCCAAATGCTGGCATTCAGGCAACTGTCACTGGTTCTGGAGCCTTAGCTGCTACAGTGACTATTCAAGTTTCTAATGATGGTGTAAATCCTTGTGCTACTGCCGCAGGTGTTATTACTCTCTCTGGTACTGGTACACAATCTGATGGTTTTGCTACTAATGCTGCTTGGAAATATATTCGAGCGGTTGTTTCTGGTCTTTCTGGGACCAATGCCACTGTTAACGTTCAGATGTGTGTTT